CACAATCAAACCTCGCTTAAAAAGGAGTTACTAAAATGACTAACCTCATGAAGTATAATGCTGCCAACATGAATCAACTGTTGGATCGGATAAATAGAAATAGTATTGGTATGGACGAATATTTTGATCGTTTGTTTAATCTCCACGAAACAACGACAAATTATCCTCCGTACAATCTAGTTCAGGTCAGTAATGTAGAATCCCGACTTGAACTTGCATTAGCAGGATTTAAGAAGAAGGAGGTCTATGTCTACACCCAAGATGGCAAATTGTTTGTTGAGGGTCAAAAAGAAGATAAAGAAACGGAAACAGAATACTTGCATAAAGGTCTGGCTCAACGGTCATTTACACGAGCCTGGACTCTCAGTGACGACACGGAAGTTAGATCAGTTACTTTTGAGGATGGGTTACTGAGTATTGTTCTTGGTAAGATTGTTCCTGAGCATCACCAACGTAAGGACTATCTATAAATATAACTGAATATCGTCGGTGCTATGCCACGAGGGGAACTGGCAAAATCCAGTTGACTCCCCTCTTTTTTATTGCTAAAATATATGGAGGTTAAACTGTATTATGGCAATTAGATTACTGTTGTTGAAGTCTGGTGAAGACATGATCGCCGATGTCAAAGAAATGGCATACGGTGAAGATGATAACAAAAGAGTAGTTGGATACTATCTCAACAAACCTTGTGTTATCAAAATGAGGGATCCAAACCAACTCCCTGAATTGCAGGATGGTGGCACCAAGAAAGCAGGATTTGAAGTTTCTCTTTTCCCTTGGATGCCCCTATCTGCAGATGAAACTATTCCCGTTCCCGTTGATTGGGTAGTTACTATTGTAACTCCTGCTGCTAAACTAAAAGAAATGTATGTTGAGGACATTGTAAAATATGGAAAAGTCACCAAAGACAATCAAAGTGATTCTACTGATGAACAACCAGACTCTGGTCAGTCAGATTGATGAGGTAGGTGCAGACATTGGTCAACCAGACTGTAAGTTGACCAGTCCTTTTGTTTACAAAGACGATGGAACTTTAGAACCCTGGTTAATAAATGCTTCCCGTCAAGACGTTTTTATGATTAGTTCTGATAAGATCCTTACGATCACAGAACCAATGCCAACCCTACTTGAAAAATACGAGAGTCTAACTAAGTAATGCGTTTCTACACTAATGTTCAGTTGATTGGAAATCAATTCCTCGTTCGGGGAGTTGAAAATGGAAGGAGGTATGAGCACAGGGATGAGTTTTTCCCTACTCTGTATGTGAAATCAAAGAAAGATTCAAAGTATCGAACATTAAGTGGAGAACCTGTAGAAGAAGTACATCCTGGCACAGTTCGGGATTGTCGCGAGTTCTACAAAAAGTATGATGAAGTTGATGGATTTGAGATCTATGGAAATGATCGATACATCTATCAATACATCTCAGAAAAGTATCCTGAAGATGAAATTAAGTTTGACATCGGTCAAATTAAACTTGTCACTCTGGATATTGAGGTTGCTTCTGAACAAGGATTCCCTGATGTAGAATCTGCATCGGAGGAGATTCTTGCGATTACTATTCAGGACTACAACACTAAGAAGATTACCACTTGGGGAGTCAAACCTTTTGCCAACAAGCAAGAGAATGTGACTTACTACAACTGCCACAGTGAGTATGAACTTCTCAGTAACTTTATCAACTATTGGATGGTTGATGTTCCCGATGTAATTACTGGTTGGAACATTCAAATGTATGATATTCCTTATATCTGCAAACGACTCAATCGTGTTTTAGGTGAAAAGTTAATGAAGAGATTCTCACCTTGGGGTCTTGTGACTGAGGGTGAAGTTTTTGTCCAAGGTAGGAAACAAACCGTCTTTGATGTTGGTGGACTGACCCAACTTGATTACCTTGATTTGTACAAGAAGTTCACTTACAAGGCACAGGAATCATATCGTCTTGATTACATTGCCGAAGTAGAACTGGGACAGAAGAAACTTGACCACTCTGAGTTTGATACCTTTAAAGACTTCTACACAAAGGGATGGCAGAAGTTTATTGAA